ATATCACTCATGGAGTGCTAAGTAACAAAGCATGTGAAAGAGTTGAAAAAAGTAAATTAGATGAACTTGTTATTACTGATAGTATCAATCATAAACTTTCGTGGAAAAAGACACGTTCAGTAAGTGTTTGTGGATTATTAGGAGAAGCAATCAGACGAGTTAATAATGAAGAAAGTGTAAGTAGTTTATTTAAGGTTAAGATACATTCATGAAAATTAAATTAGATATTACTAAGATTAATAGTAGGTTGCATTGGACAACACTTTATAGTGAAAAATTATTATTAGCAGTAATTGGATTACTAACTATGTTTGCGGCTGGTTCAGATATTTTTCACATGTTAAAGAACATGCAAGTAGAACTAGGCGACTTGTTTTTACTTTTTATCTATGCAGAGATTGTAGGAATGGTAGGAGCATTCTATATTAGTAATAGAATACCTGTTACTCTACCTATTATCATTGCTATGACGGCACTTTGTAGATTAATTGTTCTACATAGTAAAGAAGCAGATCCTTGGATGCTTGTTGCAGAAGCAGGTGCTATTGCAGTATTGGCAGGCGCGGCATACTTAATGAGTGCAAAAGAAAAATTAAGTTTAGAGAAAAAAGAAATAAGAGAAAACAAAAATGTATAAAGTTACCGCATATTTTAAAAATCGTACATATACAGAAACTTTTAAAAACTTATATGATGCGATAGAAGCCAAGGATAATGCAGATGCATATTATCCAATAAGAGTAACATTAGAAGGAGTATTTTCTATGAAAGAATGGGTATATGATTGTTGGAATAGTGTAATGGATGATAAAAGAAATCCTCTAAGTAACATTCCAGATTTTAGTACACGACATATGATTATGCAAATATTAGCATGGATGTGGTGTATAACTTTTTCGTTTATTGTAGGCAGTTTATGGATAGGTATAATTAGCATGATGGCACATGTAGTATTACTAGGAGCCATTGCCGTAACAGTAGCGACATTTGAAACTGCAAAACGTAACCCTATAAAATTAATGAATTTTGCTAATGGGTATACGTCATATGGACGTGGCAGAAACTATACTATCTACAGAGATAAAGATGGTAACGCACATAAAGTAGAGTTACCAGAAGGAGACCCGGGCGGCGAACACGAATAAAGAAGTTGACATTCAACGTTGGATTGAGTAGAATAGAAGTATGGCAGAAGAAGTAAAAGATTATAGTTTAGATTTGCAGAAATTGTTTGTTCAGTTTATGATAACTGATCCTGAACTTTATTCAAGAGTCAGAGCGATAGTCGAACCTAAGTATTTTGATAGAAATATCAGAAAAGTAGTCGAAGTATTAGTTAATCATAGTGAAGAATATGCTACGATTCCAACTACTGAAATTATCAAAGCACAAACAGGACAAGAGATAGAAAAATTAGATAACATCAATCAACACGTAGATTGGTTTATCGATGAGTTTGAAACTTTTTGTAGACACAAAGCAATCGAAAAAGCAATCATTGATAGTGCAGACTTGCTTGAAACAGGTAAGTATGGAGAAGTAGAACTTAGAATTAAAGAAGCAGTACAAACTGGACTTGCACGTTCATTAGGTACAGATTACTTTGCAGATCCTAGAGCAAGACTTGAAAAACTAAAAGACAATAACGGACAAATCACAACTGGTTGGAAATCATTAGATGATAAACTTTATGGTGGTATCAATCGTGGTGAGATTTCTATTTTCTGTGGTGGATCAGGTGCAGGTAAATCTTTGTTCATGCAAAATATGAGTTTGAATTGGGCAGAAGCAGGAATGAATTGTGTATACTTTACACTTGAACTTTCAGAAGAACTATCAAGTATGCGTATGGATGCAATGCTTACTGATAGAAGTACAAAAAGAATTTTTAAAGAATTAGATGATGTAGAATTACAAGTTAAAACTAAAGGTAAGAAGTCTGGCATGTTACGTGTTAAGTATCTTCCTTCTGGTTCTTCAATTAATGACTTGCGTTCTTACATTAAAGAACTACAGATACAAACTGGCAAACGTGTAGATTGTATGTGTGTAGATTACTTAGATTTGTTAATGCCAGCAACAAAGAAAGTGTCAGCAAGTGATTTGTTTATTAAAGACAAATATGTAACAGAAGAAATTCGTAACTTTGCAATGGAAACTGAAACTGTTTTGATAACTGCATCACAGTTAAATAGAAGTGCAGTTGAAGAAATCGAATTTGACCATTCACATATCGCAGGTGGTATCTCTAAAATTCAAACTGCGGATAATGTTATTGGTATCTTTACAAGTCAAGCAATGAGAGAACGTGGTCAATATCAATTACAGTTATTGAAAACACGTTCAAGTAGTGGTGTAGGTAGCAAAATTAATCTAGTATTTGACAGAGATAGTCTTAAGATTTCAGATGATACAGAAGGGTTAGCTGATGCTCAAAATACATCAAATACGATGAATGTAGTCGATACATTACGTCAAAAAACCGTAGTAAAAGCACCAGAAACTAACGAAGAAGAAAAGACTGATGTTGCAATGAACCTGAGAGCAATGTTAAAGACCAAGACACGCACTCCTTTTGATGAAAACTGATAAATACAGTTAGAACGGAGAAATATCATGGATAAACCTCGTAAAAGTCTATTTGAAGAACTAAATTCTATCTCATATGATAGAGATAATAAACGTTTAGTAGAGCAAAAAGGCGAACATATCATAACGGGAGCGATAAATCTTATAGAATTTATCAATCGTGAGTTTGATGATGAGACTGCAAATGACTTAACTAAGAGATTAGTTAATAGTATTAGGTCTCAAGATCCGAGAAAGTTTAAACGTGGTATAAAAAGTGTCAAGGCTAAAACATAATGACTTTAGAGCAACAGTTAAATAGATTAAAAGTACTATCAGGTATATATAAACCATATCTACCAGAAGAAACTCAACAAGAGAACATATCTTATACTGGTACAGAGAAATCTAAACTCCAAAAGAAGCATAATATACAGCCAGGCACAGATGAATGGTTTAAGTTATGGTTTGCTAAGCCTCATTTAACTGGCGAGAGACCTTTTGGGGATAAACAATGAAAGTAAGAGATATATTAGGCAAAGGCAGAGAGCGTAGATTTAGAGGACCACGTAAACCTCGTTTTAAACAAGTAGGTTTTCATAAAAAATTAAAAGGTCTATTAGATGCTGAATTAAAAGAAGAAGATAAGAATACACACCTAGACCATGCAGAAGAATTAGTATTCATAAATGGATCAGAAGGTATAAAACGTGTTGTAGATACGTTCACTAAATTATTAAATACACTTGATGGACAAGGTGGCGGTGATGCAATCACTACTAAGTGGGACGGATCACCAGCAGTATTTTGTGGAACAGATCCAGCAGACGGACAATTCTTTGTAGGCACAAAAGGCGTGTTTGCTAAAACACCAAAACTTAATAAATCTTCACAAGATATTGAACAAAATCACGGTGATACTGTAAAGAACGGCGAACCAGTGAGCAAAGAAGGTCTACGTAATAAACTTAATGCTTCATTAGAACATTTGAAAGACTTAGGTATTGATGGTGTCTTACAAGGTGACTTATTGTTTACTAAGGGTGATTTAAAACAAACAAACATAGAGGGCAAAGCCCATATAGCATTCAAACCAAATACAATTACGTATGTTGTACCAACAGACAGTCAGATAGCGAAAGAAATGATGGCGGCTGAGATTGGTATTGTGTTTCATACAAGTTATTCAGGAGATAGTTTAGCAGATATGAAAGCATCATTTGGTTATGATGCAAGTAATCTTAAATCTACTCCAAATGTTTGGTTTACAGATGCACGTATTAAAGATGTATCAGGACAAGTAAACTTAAAGAAAGAAAATGTTGCAAGAATAAGACTAGCAATTAAAGAATTAGCAACACTGAAAGTTGATGCAAAGACTTTTAAAGCAATCAATCAAAAGATTGGTCAGATAGAATTAGTTGATGCTATTAAGGCACATGCAAATAAACCAATACGTACAGGACAAGCATTAGAACAAGATGCAGATGTCTTTGTTAAAGGATTTTTAGAAGGTTTACAAGCAAAATTAGATAAAGAAATTAGCAATTTAGCTACAGGACCTGAAGGAAAAGCAGGTCAGGCTAGATTACAAGCAAAAGATGATATAGCAAATATCATAAATACATATGAGAAACAGATTGCAGATATGTATCGTGCTTATCTAAAAGTTGAAGCAGTTAAAATGATGTTTCAACAAAAGATGAAGAACATAAAAGCAATAGACAGTTTCATTGAACAACCAGATGGTTCATTTAAAGTAACAGACCCAGAAGGATTTGTTATTGTTGACCATGTAGGTAAAGCAATGAAGATTGTTGACAGATTAGAATTTAGTGCGGC